AAGGATGGCGGTTGGGAAAAGTTCGACCACTTTGTATTCGTGTCTCAGTGGCAGCGCGATCAGTACATTCTAGTATATGGAATTCCATATCATAAGTGTACAGTAATACACAACGCGATAGAAAAAACTTACGATCCTAAGGATAGGGATATGGAGACGATCCGTTTCATCTATCACACAACCCCTCATCGTGGTCTAGAGCTAGTAGTTCCTATCTTTGATGCGTTGTCTAAAATGTATGACAATATTCATCTTGACGTGTATTCTTCGTTTAAAGTATACGGTTGGGAGCAAAGGGATGCGCCATACAAAGACCTCTTTAAGAGGATTGATGACCACCCAAGGATGACGTATCATGGATCGGTTTCGAACGAAGAGGTTCTTAAAGCTCTAGACAAAGCTCACGTATTCCTCTATCCTTCGATATGGCAAGAGACTTCCTGCATTGCGATGATTGAAGCGATTCGCAGTGGAGTAATCTGCGTTCATCCAAACTACGGCGCGCTCGTAGAAACAGCTGAAGGCGCAACGATTGTCTATGACTATACCGACAATCTACAACACCACGCAAGCCGCTGTTATGGCGCAGTAGCCAATATACTTGAGACGATAAAGGACAATCCGGACTCGTTCAAAGTGTTCACTCATAGTTCAAAGTTTGGCCTTACCAAAAACGATATAAATACTTATACGCGGTATTGGACCGAGCTTTTAACAATGATGAGATCATGAGCAACAATATAATCAAATTCCCAAGAATGAAACTTGACTCTCCCCCGCAGTCAGCGGAGGAGCTAGCAGAAAAAATTAGCGAGTACAAAAGAAGCTTTGCTGAAGACATATCAGAATTTCTTTGGCAGCACGTTCTCGGAGAACTCGCTAGATCCGGATGCGACTTCCAAACAGACACCGACGAGTTGTACCCTTCGATCATTCTAGTCCTAGAAGCTATCAAATCTTTGCACCTCCATTCAAACGGCATCGAACACCCGCTTCAAAAGATAGCTCCGCTGATGCTCAATGAAGATGAGGATCACGAGATAGAAATTATTATTGACATTGACGACGAAGTAGAGTAATATTACTCTATACTTAAATTAAATATGGATTCAAAATGATCTTAGTAGATTTCAACCAAGTAATGCTAGCTTCTCTATTTGCTAGCATCGGCAACCACCACAACATAGACATCGACGAAAATCTAATTCGTCACATGTTCCTCAACTCGCTTCGTGCTAACCGTAAAAAGTTCACGGCTGAGTTTGGAGAGATCGTCATTTGCGCCGACGGCAAGGATAGCTGGCGCAAACACGTATATCCTTACTACAAAGCAAATCGTCGTAAGTCTCGTGAAGAGTCTGAGCTCGATTGGAACGAGTTGTTTCGAATCATCAACACCATTCGTGATGAGTTGATAGAGTTCTTTCCGTATAAAGTCATTCACATCGATCACTGTGAGGCTGACGACATTATCGGAATCATCGTTCACGAATTAGGCACAGAGCTAAATATCGGCACGGAGCCAATGCTGGTACTATCCGGTGATAAGGATTACATCCAGCTTCATACATACGCAAACGTGAAACAGTACGACCCAGTTCGTAAGCGGTGGATCCAAAATTCCAATCCCGATAAATATCTCATCGAACACGTGATCAAAGGAGATACTGGAGACGGTGTACCAAACATCCTCTCTGAAGATAACTGTCTAGCAGTTGGCTCTCGTCAGAAGCCAATGACTGCAAAACGCCTTGAGTTGTATTCAAAGGGTCCTGAGACTATGGACGCTGAGACTCTTCGCCGTTATCACAGAAACAAGATGGTCATCGATCTATCGTCGATTCCTGAGATGTATAAAGAAAAAATCCTCGAAGAGTTTAACAAAGAAAAGTCAGTCGGTCGATCCGAGCTGTTCAACTTCTTTGTCACCAGAAAACTCAAAAACCTCATCACTGATATACAGGACTTCTAATGCTATTTTCATTATCCGAACTCGTTGATAAAGTATGCGCAGCTCCAACCAATGAAGACAAGATTGCGTTTCTTCAAAAACACGACTCCGTTCCACTACGAACCATTCTTAAGTATACATACGATAAGAGCGTAGAATTTCTTATACCAAGTACACCACCACCTTGGAAGAAGAACAAATACATCGGCGTAGAAGGAATGCTCTACAAAGAGACGCGCAGGCTTCGTATTTTTGTAAAGGGTGGAGGATACGACGACCTTAACCAAGTAAAGAGAGAAAACCTGTTCATCAGCTTGCTGGAAGATGTTGATGACAAGGATGCAGATCTTCTATGTAAGATGATCACACAAAAACCACTAAAGGGTTTGCCTCGTAAAGTAGTTACAGAAGCGTTTCCAGATCTTATCACTGACGGAGAAAAAGAGAAATAAAATGGCTAAATCGTTTAAGAAATTTCGTGAGGAATGGGACGACGAGTGGGGCGATAGCGATGACGACGTTCGCCGTAAAGAAAGACGAATGGAAAGTCGACGTAGTAAGATGCGCGATAAGGTTCAGGAAAAGTACTCTAGTTTTGACGAAACACCAAAAAAAGATTGACATTCATTTAGAATCAGTATAGTATATAAATGAATTGGAAAGGATATATCATGAAACTAAACGAAAAGCTGATCTTGGTCGACTGCGACGGAGTGTTGTTAGACTGGCAGTACGGCTTCTTTCGCTGGATGCGAGAGAAAGGCTACAATCCTGTAGTCAATAACGAATACGACATTGCTACCACGTTCGATATTCCAAAGGACAAGGCAAAGTCTCTTGTACGCCACTTTAACGAGTCTGCTGCTATGGGATGGCTTCCACAGTTCCGTGACTCTATCAAGTACGTTCGCAAACTGCACGAGGATCACGGGTTCGTCTTCCACTGCATTACTTCTCTGAGTCTTGATGAATACGCTGGCCGCCTTCGTCGTAAGAACCTCGAAGCGCTGTTTGGTAAGACAGTCTTTGAAAAGATCGAGTGTTTGGATTGTGGTGCTGACAAAGATGAAGCCCTAATCGTCTATAAAGACACCGGATGCCTTTGGGTAGAAGATAAGCCAGAGAATGCGATCGCCGGTGTCCACTTTGGTTTGCAGTCGGTTCTGATTAATCACGACCACAACGAGTCGTTTGACTGCGAAAAAAATGGCATCACTCGTGTAAAAAACTGGCGGCAGATCTATGAGATGCTTGTATAAATAGATCTGAACACAGGTCAAATATGATTTAAGTGACGAGGCGGTCTGTGTGATCGCCTCTTTTTGTTTAAGGAGACTACATGCCTAGCTATTCGTTTCGCGATAAGAGTACGAATGAAGAGTTCGAAAAAATTATGAGTAACTCAGAGCGTGAGTTATACCTCAAAGAGAACACAAACATAATCCAAACATTTAAGAGATTTCCGGGGATCGTTGACTCGGTACGCATCGGTGTCCGTAGACCCGATGATAATTTTCGTGATGTACTCAAGAAAGCAAAAAATGCTCACAAATATAACACAATCAATGATTTCTAGGAGTATAATGTACTCTTAGGTCATAAGGAGGTTTCATGGCACAAAAACAGCGTAGACTATCCAGAAGAGAAAAAACCAGAAAAGACAGAGAGAGTGATCACATGGTGAACATCCTCAATACAAAGTTTGGAATGAAGCAGATCAAACCGCTCACTCCAACGCAGTCCGATCTATTCAACGCTTATAGACAAGGATACAATCTCGCGGCCATCGGAACAGCAGGCACAGGCAAGACTATGTGTGCTACATATCTTGCTCTACAGGACGTGTTAGAGAAAGGAGATTACGAGAAAATCGTCATTATTAGATCTGCAGTTCAGACGCGCGAACAAGGGTTCGTCCCAGGTACTCTACAACAGAAAGAAGCTATCTTTGAACAACCTTACATCGACATAGTAAACGATCTCTTTGGAAGAGGAGATGCATATCAGATACTTAAACAAAAAGGAATGATCAAGTTTACAACCTCATCAAACATTCGAGGCCTTACATTCGATAACGCAGTGATCATAGTAGATGAATGTCAG